CTAAAGCCGTTTCATCAGTAGTATCCTTTCCATACGTACCCGTATATATTTTTGCCATTTTTTAAATGTTTTAATTTGTTTTACAATAATTTAATTTATTGTAACAAATAAAATAGCATCGCATTTTTATTTATCACTTCATGAACTCAACAGGGTCAAAGCCAGATTTTTTCTTGACATCAACATGTTGACTTCTTCTACCAAGGTCGGGATTAGTAATCTTATTAAGTACTGAGGCTTTGCCTTTTTCCATTCCTTGACCACGTAACATCTTAAAAATTTTGTCCTTGTATTTCCACAAGAAGGCAGCGTCGGCAACATTGGCCACATCGCTATACACCTCTTCGGCAAAATCTCCAGAAGTTATGTAGTTATATAATTCTTTCTTATCCTTTGTTTTCACTTTTCCTCCAAAAAAGTCTTCTTTACTTTTAATATATTTCTGTAAAGACTTTCTTGTGTTTAAGTTTGCTTGCTCTTCTTGTTGTCTTTGTTGAGCTTGCTTATGTCTTAGTTTATCTCTTTCATTTACAATATAATTTTGTAAATTCTTTCTAATCATTATAGCTTCTCTCTTTAACAACCCAGAGTCACCTAATCTATCAAGAGTATCTTGAACTTCTTCTTTTTCTAAACCAGAAGCTTCTAAATCACTTTTAACTAGTGCGTTATCATCTAGCTTAAGATAATCTTGTAAGTTTTGTATAGTGTCATTAACTGGAGCAGGAGTTTTAATAGCTTTATTTATAGCTTGTTTAAACTCTTGTTCATTTTTAGCCTGTACACCAAACTCTTTTCCTAATGCCTCCCAATCATAAACAGCCTCTTCAATAGACTCTTTTTTCTCCTCTTGCTTTGGAGCTGGGTCCCAATCTTCTTCTTCTGGCTTTGCTTCTTTTTGTTCATTTTCTACACTACCCCACTCAAAACCATCTTCGTCAACCTCTTCGCCCTCTTCTGTTGTTTCTTCAGAGGATTCGGTTTCTTCAGTTACCCCTTCAGTTTCTTCTGTTTTAACCTCTTCATCGTTTGTAAACGCTTTTGGGTCAAATGCAGGAATTTCTTCCTTATTTTCTTGTTCTTCTTGAACAGCAGTATCTTGTGCTTGTTCAATTAGGTCTTCACCTGATTTTTCTTTTTCACTCATAATTTTATTTTTGCTCTTTGCTTTGTACAAAGATAGTTAATTTATTTTTTTGTTTTTGCCAATCTATCTTTTCTTTTCTCATCTCTATCTTCTTTCATTTTCTTTTCTTCCATTTTCATTTTATCTGCCCGAACAGTTTTATCATATTCAGATTTTGCAGCATCTCTTTGTATAGCGCCTTTTAGTCTGTCACTAACCATATTAGCCTCTAAATCAGCTTGTATATTAGCTACCTCAATCTTAGCTCTTGTGTTTTCTTTAGCAACTTTTAACCTTGCTTCTGCATCCATTTGTTTTAATTGAGTTTCGTGTTGCATCTTAGTTTGCTCTTGTTCTGCTTGAGCTTGTAATATAGATTGTTGTTGTTCTTGTGCAGCTTTTGCTTGTGATTGCATTTCTTTAATACCATTCTCAAGAACATGTTCAGCTTCAGAAAGACTATCGGCTTTTAAAACTTTAATAACATCTAATAAGGTTATACTACCACTTTGTAGTGCAGCTTGAGATAATTGTGTAACAGCTTGTTTAATAGCATCGTCTTTAGCGCCTTGATTAATATACACACCATAGTCATTTAAAGCTATATCTGGTAATATATCTAATAATTTAAAAGCACCATCTCCTAATACATATCCAAGTCTTTTGCCTTGAGCCCAACATATTTTCATTAAACCACACACTCTTTCAATAACTCTTTTTTTAACTTCAGAGTGTTGAAAGAACCAATTTTCTGTAACTAAGTTAGACTGCATAACAGTTCTTTGTACATTACCCACAGCTTCGTATTGAGCAACAGCACCCTCTCTTTGTGGCGATATACCACATACCTGACCAGCTGTTTGTTCTAACATTAATTTTAAATTAACTAATTGTTGAACTGAGTTTGATAAGGTAAAGTCTACTTGCTGGAATTGATTAAACCTTGCTGTGTCTTGACCTTCATCTCTAGAGTTTATAGGTATAATACCATCATTTTTTATGTGATATAATACTGTCTGCATATCCATACCTATATTAGAAGGCATTTGAGAAACATCATATACCACAGCTTTACCACCAGCTCTTGATAGCGTAAGTTCTATATGATACATTACAACATTGTATAATGTTTGTATGTGTTTAAGAACATCTACTAAACTTGTAATTCTACCTGCAGACATATTGTGAGTACAACCAACATAAGAAAGTGGAGTAGAGCCTGCATCATCTACAGACCTTACTTGGTTTGGTCTTCGTCTACATCTAGTTGTAATTCTACCACCTATTTTAGTTCCTTCCCAAATATCATCTACATATTTAGTTTCTATAGTTTCCCCTTTTCTTGGTTTATAAGAATCATTAACAACTTTTCTAAAAGGATTATCTGGGTCATATTTATTTTCAGAAACTTTAAACCTTATAGCTCTTATAGATTTCCATTCTCCTTGTATAAGTCTTATTCTTACGCCAGTAGAGGCGTCATAGTTTAACCATTCTATACTTGTGTTATAATGAGCTAATTCACTACCTGAAGATATTTGTCTCATATTCTCAAGTTCCATAACATCTTCTTTTGTTAACTCATCTCCAAACTCGTCTAGTATTTCATTAACACTTAACCATCTTTGTTCTACCACCCATTGTGATTCATCAATATAATCACTCTCTATAGAAGAATCAAAAGCTATGTTTCTTGGGTCAACACGCCTTACATGAGGGTCTCCATTCTTAACATCTATTTTATAAAAAACTTTACCTAATACAAGAAAGTCTCTAAATCCATTTTTAAATAAATCTTTCCATCTGTATTTTTCTTTCAAATACTCTATACCACTTTCAGCAACAACTTCTATTGCCTCTTTGTAAGTATATCTCATGTAAGTTTCTATGTCGTCTGGAATATCAAAATCAACATTATCTTGCGTGATATCCATTCCCATAGTTTCGTTTATTTCCTTTTTTATATCACCTAACATTTGCTCCATAACCATAGAAACCTTTGCGTCTTTTTTTCTATTAACAGCAGATTTGTTTATAGAACTTACTTTAGTTTCTAAAGGTCTACGTAATTCTTCACTTGTTAATAAATCAATCTTAGGAGCTATAATGTTATAGTTGGTCATTCTAGCAGGGAAAGGTGTTCCATACTGGTCAGTAATATGCTCATAGTCTTTTGGGTCAAAGTGACCGTGATAGGCTTGATAATTTCTAATATCTTTAAATCTATCGTTTATATATAGATTGTTATTGTATTGAGCAATATAAGGTGCCATAGCATCTAAGTTTTGCTCACACCATTCTTTTGTTTTTTCTTCGTCGCTAAGCAGTTGCCTAGGAAAATTAGTGTACGGCATATTCTAATCTTTAAATGGAACTAATCTACCACCATCTCTTTTGTAGTAAACAAATCCAAGTTTTTTATCTTTTAATTCTTTTTGTCTTGCTTGAGTCTGGAATATATCAATATTATGAATTAAACACAAACCAAAAGCTATAGCCCTATCCGTGTTTCTTGTTCCATAATCAGCAAGCTCATTCAACAAATCTATGAACCATATATCATCAACATTAGTTTTAATATAATCGTCCATGTACTGCTCCATAACGGCCTTTGTTTGTTTATTCATTTGTAAACCAAATCTATTTCTAGTTAAGGTTCCAGGCGCGTGTGCAGTTTTGGGTTTTTCTTTCATATATTTAAGAGCTTTCTTTCTCTTAAAATAATCTATAATCCCAATTTTTGTATACTCAATGAGCATTTTAGCATTATAATATACAGCTAATTTAAGACATCCGTCCCAAAATTCTTCTGCTGTTTTAGGTCTTTCTGTATATTCAGCAACAACATAATCACTAGGTAGGTCTGGCGAAACAAACCTTCTGAATATAATAGCGCTACCCATTGATGTTGTAGACTCTGCTGTGTCTTGGTCATACGAGTCAATACCACCTATATCCAAACCTTCATAATCTTCATTAGGGTGGTCTAATATTTGGTATGGACCATTTCTATCTGCTATCCACTCTACTCTATCAGTAAACCCATCTTCATCATCAAACACCCATTCTATTCTACCTCTTTGTATTTGATTCTCTAGTTTTTTAAAACTCATTATTCTACCCCTTTGTGCATTTATAAGCGATAAATCAAATCTACTACCTTTAGTTTTTAAGAAAGCCTCTTCTACAGTTAAAGGATAGTTTTGTATGTGTAAGTTGTAAGCCTTACTATTATCTCTACCTTCTAACTTTTCTCTTTCTTTTAACAATTCTTTTCTTGCACCTTTTTCGTCACTAATACCTGTATTTACATCAAAAAAACCATAATAACATACAGAAGCAGGTATAAACAGTGGAATTAAGTTAAAAGAATCTGCATTGTAATACATCTCCATAAAATCTTTAGAAGACGCTTCTATATCACCACCTGTTCCACCAATAACAGGAACACCAAACTGTATGTTACCATCCATAAAACAAGCTTTAGATGACATATATGCATTTAACAATTCTTTAAACTCACCAGCCTCTTCAAATATCATTACACTCAAACGTTCACCTTTAAAGACTTCTGGATTAGACATTGTTCTACAATGTATAGCGGATTGATATCCACCTATATTCCATTTACCGTCTTTTGTTTTTTGTTTATATCCACTTTTAACTACATCCGAAGTATCTTTCAATACTGAATGTTTAAAGTTATTATGCTGTGCATTTAAACCTTTTTTTACTTTGTCAAAGAACGAATCTGCAGTAACCTGTAGTCCTGCAGCAATTCCCACCTCATTATAAGGATAGAATGTATATTCATGCGCACATAGTGCTGAATTCATATAACTAAAACCTTTATCTCTGGCTTTAATTACAATCATTCCTTTTTGCTCATCTTTACATTGCTCAAATGTGTCAAAATAAACTTTATCCAAGTCTCTATACCAAGGAGCAATTAAAGTTTTTCTATTTCCAGATTCTGCACCACTATTACCTAATATTTTATAAAAATTTAGATAATAATAATGCTTACCTGTTATTTTATCCATCCCCTTTGGCTTATAGCCATTCTTACATCTATGAATCTGTTCCTCCCAATACTCCTGAAAAGATACCGACTCGGGGTCTA